CGGTCACGCGAAAGATTAATAGAAACATCCTTCACGTTCGTTAACTCGGAATAGGCCGCCGGCTCTACCCCGTCCGCGCCGGGGTTACCGACGTACAGCTTGCCTGCGAAACCAAGTTTCATCGCCATGTTCTTATCTCCTTTTTCTAGAGACTAGTCGCTTGACATCAATTAATAGCCTCGTTGTTACGAAGGACTTCGCTCACAACGATTGGAATCCCCTCCCATTCTGTTGGGATAGCAGCAGGCATACCGAGCGGGTTATAAGCCGTTCGACTCTTCTGCAGCTGAGCACGAGACCGCCGCGTCATGATGAAGACCGTGGGTTTCGACCCCTCGGGGAATTTATTGTAAAGGTCCGCCATCAGGTCATCGTTCAGTTTCGCACCGCTGTCTTCTGTGATGTTTTTAATCATGCCGATTTGGTACTTGTGGCCCGGCTGGAGACCAACCCATGCCGTAAGCTCGCTAACAAGCGCTGGAAAATAGGTTCCAGCAGTGGCACCAGGCACAAGCTGCTCTACCGGATCGGGGAATTCAACGGGGTTGATGTTCCGGTCCGACTTGAAGGCGATGCACACTCCACGCGGGTCGTTGAGCGCTAAGGCCCACACACTGGAGCCAGTGTTAGCCGTCGTCCCCTGGGCATTCACAACCATGCTCGAATCAACAACATCACGCAGGCCTGTGAAGCCGTTAGTGTCGTTGCTCGTTCCGTAGTAAAACTGCGAGAGCAGTTTGTGGAGGAAAGCCGACATCGCTCCAGTAGCTTCCGTCATCATATACGCCTCGGGGCCATCGACATGCGCGAGAGCCACCGCCTTATCCACCATAACAAGCTCGCTCAAGAGCTTAAGCGTGACGGGGACTTCTACATAGGTGGAGCTTCCAGGAGTCACTCCGTCGTTGACAGTCCGGAACCCGCCACCAGTTGGCAGCCCCGTCCGCTTCACGTAGGTGTAAACATCCTTTTCAACTCCGCGAGCAGGAATGTAACGAAGCTCTGGGAAATCCTGAATTGCCTCTTCAAGAATCCCGACAACACGGTCTGCATTTCGTGCTTTTGCAACAAGGTCAGCAATTGTTGGAAGTGCCATGCTTTGGTCCTCCTATTTTTCTAAAGGAATCAATTCCACCACTTTTGAACAACAGACTTGAAATACTCTAACGTTCGCTCCCTAGCCGACTTCGGCTTGGAGACATCAGCCGGAGTGAAGTTGGGGAGGTGTGCTCGTTTTGTCTCTTCACGAACAGCTTCGACCTCAGCTGAGATTGCGTTAAGCTGTTCGACAACCTGGTTCAGGGTCGCGATGATCCCTTCCGGCTGCGCGGTAAACGCGGCCTGTTTTTCCTCGACAGCCGCAAGTCGCTCATCAAACGACCTAAGCTGCTCCTTAAGTGTTGCGATTTCCGCCATGACATCAGGTTGATCAACCGTCGGTTCTTCAGCCGGAGGTTGATCGACGGCAGGAGATTCTGCAGGCTGCCGCGATTTCGCTTGCTCGCTTTCGCTAGGCATGCGAGCTGTAGGGTCGAGATCTGGTTGAGTGCTGCTCATGCTACCACCAACTCCTTCTTCTACGAGGTTCTTTGGAACTACCTTGGTGTTGCCGTCAGCACCGTAGGTACAGATGGCGACACCGCGCAAAACGTAGTTTTCGTAGACGCGACAGGGTGTTTCGTGAATTCCGTCTGGTTCTGTGATCTCACGAACCACAGACTTTCCATCGGTCACTGCGAAGATTGAAAGCTGGTGAGGGCGCCCCGCCAGCAGACTATCAATGATTTCGTCTGCCTGGTCGCCTGGTCGCGCTGAGATTACTTCGCCTCGAATATAGAGGTTCCCTTCACGCTTGCGAATAGATGTTACACGCCCCACAACAACATCGAAGTTATGCGCGTAGTCGAGCGGCAGCGTGAGGGAGTTGATTCTGAGCGTCGCGATGTCGTCATACTCAAGGACCCCATCGAAGCCCACAACTGGCTCGGATGTTCGTGCAAGACCAGAGAAAGCCAGCTTCCTCACCCTGCCGCCTCCGCGCATCTTGGCGAATCTGTCCTGCGTACCAACCTTCGAAATCCGCACGCTCAATAAACGCGCGCCACGAAGGGCTTCCTGGTTGGAAGCAGGAATAATTTCGATGTAAGGGATTCCCGCCTCATTCATGAAGGCCGTGATTTCGTCGAGTGTGTATTTGTCGACAGGAAAACCTACACTGAAGGGAAGCTCTTCCTTCCGTTCTTTGTGAAATGCGTACCTAACCCACACGTCCTCCGGCATCTGAACACCGAAGACCCGCCCCCCGTACTCGGTGCGCACTGTGGCCGGATCGAATTCATCGAACGGTTTCAGGTGGACCACATGAAAATTAGGCATCGGCATGATCACTCGTCCCCGTCTGTTGGCGCGGTACCAAATGCACGGATATCAATACCAGCCCGCTCTGCAATGGTAGTCGTTGCGAGTGGGTCTTCAATCATTTCCTCAAGAATGGTCGCGTAGTCCTTTCCGTGGCGTCTAGCTATTTCTTGTCTTGAAATAAGCCCGTTTTGCAGGGCTAGAACGTCCGCCTGGACTTCCTTCAAAGGATCAATCCATGGTTGACCAACGGGTACCCATTCAATCGAAGCCAGATACGCTTCTTCAGGCAATTCGCCGTTTTCTATCGAGCTGCGGAGCCACTTGTTGGTCAACCAGCGCAAGAAGCTAAGCAAAGATTGCTGCTTCTGCTTGACCGTAGCAAGGTATTGCAACCATGCGAGCCTAGAGCTGCTGTAGTTGGTTGCAGATTCGTCGTAGAACGAGTATGGCAAATCGAGAGCTTTCAGAGCTAACGTGATTAAGTGTTTATAAAAGTCCGTGCTAGTGGCTGCTGGATGATTCGATTCGATGACTTGTATGTCGTCACCAGGTCGAAGGTCGACTACGTAAGGGCCTCGGCCGAAGTCGATTGGGTAGTCCTCTTCCTGGGTGTCATCCGCTGCAGTGAAGAGCGGGGTGTTTTCATGAATGATCTTGATGCCGAATAGCTGCGCGATCTTGTGCTTAGTAACCTCATAATCTAATGTTTCGTAGAGGTCTTGAAACACGGCTGCGGCCGAAGCAAGCGGGCTGACCCCCCGCACCTGGTCGTGCCTACTCCAGTAGGCAAGATGATAAGTGTTAACAGCTGAAGCGATAAGATCGAATTCAAGACCCTCTCTGGAAGCTGCACGGCGTCCGATCGAATAAGCGACAGGGGCACCGAGGGTGTCGATTATGACACCTTCTACATAATTCAACTGCCCGCTTTCAAGCTGCTTGCTGTACTGGTCTTCAACCTCCTTGAAATTTGTAACCCGATCCCCCTCCACAAGGAAAACGGACTTACCGTCAAGGCTAATGAGAAAGACATCGCCATCGACAACACGACACCACTCAGCCTGGAACAGAATCTCAGAAAGCGACCGTCGCCTCGTTATGTCGAAATTATGAGGCTGCTGCCACTGTTGAAGGCGTCTGGCTATGTCTTGCTTGAGAGCCTGCTGTACCCCACGAATGGCAGGCGAGAAGCTGGAAACGTAGGTGCAGTGCTGCCGCACAGCCCAGGCTACCGCACTGAAGTTTCGAACAAGGTTACGTGTTAGCGCAAGGAGCTTCGACCGCTCATGGTATGGTAACACGCGGTCCTCGCTCTTAAGAGTAGGTTTAAGGAAAGTCTGGGAGCGTCTCGGCGTGGAAACAACCGCCTGGTAACCCAGTAAGCGGTTAGCAGCTGCTACTAAGCGTTTTACGATGGAGTTTCTAGAAGGCATTTTTTACAGATAACCCTTTCACAATTGTTGTGCGGTTGTTGAGCCGAGCCAAGAGGTTCTCGTAGTAGTCGATAAGCCGTGTGATTTCTCTCACGTCGTATGCGATTTCCGTATCTCCGACCTTGATGCGGGTAGCTCCAGCCTTCTTTGTGTAGTCGGCTAGGACCTGCCTCAGGTCAGCCAGGATTGCGTTAATCTCTTCTGGTGTGGGTGTGCTCATCTACTCCCCCCTGGATCTAGGTCTCTCTATATCTATAGAGAAAGGCACATTTTCTCACAATTTTTTCGGCGTCGGAAAGGAGGCTGTTACGCTCATCTGTTTGATATTAGGGCGGCCAGTCGCTGGGCGATCTCTCGCACGCCCGGCGGGCAATGGGCGATAATGCTTGCGTATTCCTCGGCTGTGGCCAGGTTTAACCGGGTGGCCTCTGGCGAACCGATTGAGGAGATCGACGCGGGGGTGTGGACATACTGGGCACAGGGCTGACCCAGGAAAAGATACTTCTGCCCGGCAAAGTCCACATAGCGATGCACGTGGCGGTGGTCGTCGCGGATCAGCGCAAGCTGCCGCTGCGTCAGCGTTTCCAGCCACCATTTCCGTATGGCATAGCCGCAGCTGTGGGGGCCGGTGGCCCAGTGGATCGGTTCAATCTCAAGGCGGGGCCTGGACGTGAGGTAGGCGATGTGGACCGGCCAGCAGGCCATGACAAACTCCACGGGTACAGCCTCCAGGGCCTCGGCCAGTCCTGGCAAGTGCCAATCGTCGTCGTCGATGGGGGCGATCCATTCGGCCGGCGCGGTCCTCCAGTCATCGACGCGGGGCACTGCGGAGTGCTTCTCCGCAATCTCGGCCAGAAAGGCCCGAAACTCCAGGTACGGGCAGTGGGAAAAGCGTGCGTTCCAGAGCTCGTGGAGGCGCTTGACCTGGTCATAGGCGTCCACGAAGTGTGAGACACCGGCAAGGCCTTGGCGTTCGGCCCGGCAGCGAATCCAGGCGACAACAGTCACGATGACGTCTCCCGATCAAAAACACGTTTTGCGGCTTAACCCCAAAAAAGTGGTCGAAATCGTGCTTTTTTACGTCCCTGAGTGGGCGGGTTTTGTTTCTGGAGACTAGGTTCTGGCGACAAAACAGGGGTGTTTTTTGGCTCCTGGGAAGAGGTTTTTTGTTGATTTTCAGGGATTGGGGCGTAAGTCTGTGGAAATCTCGTGCGGGAGAAGGCCCAGGTTCCCACGGCGCAGTCCCAGAGGTGGTTCTGCGCCTGCTCCTTGATTAGCCACTCAACGTACTGGCGGCCATTAAACGTTGTAATTACGGGGATTTCTGATTGAAAGTGAGTGAATAATAATTTGTGCTCCTCAAGTGATCCCTGAAAAATAGTCAGCTTTTGCGTCTGGATCAGAGCCGCGACCTGAGATTTGAAGAAATTCGTATCGTATGTAAATTTTGGACCATATTGGTCCTTTCCAAACCGGTATCCAGGGCCGTGCAATTCTCCGGGGCGGACTTTCCAATCGCTGATTTGTGTCTGTGTTGGCCGCCGTGCGATACCGTTCGCAGCAAATGCCCAACCTACATATCGTGCTGAGGCCAGGGTTTGACGCAGCATCAAGGCGGTGGCGCCCCAAGCCACGTCCACCGATACAGCATCAATATGACGATTCGCATAGCTTCGCAGCCGCAGCTCTTCCAGCAAGGCTGCCAGGGCTTTGGCGATAGCCACCTGGTCGTCGCCAAAGACCTTTTTTATCGAGACGCGAGGCTCATGATGTTGGAATTCACCCAGTTGTTCGGGGAATGTGCCGTAGTCGAGAATGTGGGCCGAGTCGCGTCCCACCGACATCACACAATAATAAAGCAGCGATTCGTGAACGTCGATATGCGCGTGAATGAACGGATGGTCGAGATTTGGGATGCCGTGGTCCAAGGGCACGATGCAATTTAAAAGGTGCTGTGTTTGCACCTCTTCTGCGTATCTATCCCTGAGGTGTTTGCGGAGCAATTCGGGATCATTTTGGACTTCACAAGCGAACGCCACAGGATCATCCAGGTACACATGCACTACCGATTGAATCGCCGAAACATCGCCACCGCGTTTATAGTCTGGCCAGAGACATTCGATATCATTCTCCAGCTCCTGCTGGTGCTCCTTCCACCATTCGTTGGCGACCTCCAGATTGCCGCTGGCAACAGCCTCGGCACGCACGGTGCGGTACTGCTCCAGGAGGTTTTCTGGTGGCAGCTTGGACACAAACGAAAAACGCACCGGCGAAAACTGCATCGAAACCTGACGAGAGATAATTCGCTCTGCCAGGTCATCAGGAGCGATGACAGTAGCGGCGAGGATCACCGTGAGGTTAGAACCAGGGGCGGCCAGGCCCGAGATTGACTGCTGCAGGAGCGACGTTAATTTGAACACCTGCTGGGTGCTGCGGGCAGATTCATCCGTCTGTGGGTCGTCGATGAGGACGAGATCAGGGCGGATCACGGTACCGTCGGCCATCGTATGGCGTGCTCCACGAATAGCGGCACCTAAGCCTGCCGCACGAATGATGGAGCCTGCGAAAGGCAATGGCTTGCCTGAACTGGATTTGACCCAGGGGAGGATGGCCCGCTCCTGTGAAATTTCAATCCGCGTCAGTTCGCCTTTGATATTTTGGTTGAGTGCACGCTGCCGAGAACCCTGAATTTCACGGATCGGTACACACACCTGCGGGAAGTCATCGGCTAGCTCATTGTTCGAAGCCAGCTCGATGACCACGCCACGCATAAGGTCCTCAGCACGCCCCAGGCTGGCTCCGAGAACATACACAAATTTGCAATGTCCATAAATCAACGCCCACAAAGCCGCGGCCTGCATCATTGCCGACTTGCCAAAGCCACGGGGGAGAAATAATGCGGGCCACACGGAATGCGTGAGAATGGCATTTTGAATTGTCTCTAAAGCCGAAATATGGGCCTGGCTGAAAGGTCTGCTGAATACGTGCGGCAAATAAGCCCGGCAAAAACGCACCAGGTCGCGGCGACATTGCTGCACGCGACGAGGATGTTTACACTCGCCGATTAAGGCCGATACGTCACGGGCCGCGAGCGACTTCTCGCGATTTCTCTTAACCTTTTCTGCGTACGCTTCTATGCTATGTGGCATAAAGATTTTAATTCTGTAATTAATCTTCTGGGGTGTTTTGCCGATCCTCGTGCGGAGTCCCGTATGGGGCATACAACTCAACGGGTATGTCCAGACGCTTCAGGTGCCGGTACAGCATCCTCCCCACAACCC